CGACACCACGGCGCCGACCTTGTCGAGCCCGACCGGCACGCAGACCGGCCAGACGACCGCCACCGGCTCCGTCAGCACGAACGAGGCCAACGGCACGCTGTACTACATGGTCAGCGCCAACGCCACCGAAACGGCCGCAACCGTCAAGGCAGGTTCGAGCCAGGCCGTGACCGCGACCGGCACGCAGAACGTCTCGTTCACCGGGTTGACGGCGAACACCCAGTACTACGTGCACTTCCTGCACCGTGACGCCGCCGGCAACGACTCGACCGTCGCCAACAGCGCCGCGTTCACGACGGCATCCGGCCCGACAATGGCGAGCCTGTACAACCTCACGGCGACCAACAGCGCCAATATGACGGGCGGCAACCTGACGATGACGTTCACGTCGCCGGACTACTACGCCGCGCCGGCGAACACCCGCGTGAACATCCGTTCGAACGACGGCAACAACACCGTCCCGACCGACGGCACGTTCAAATGGGTGTGGGTCAAGAAGGGCCAGCCCGTCCCGACCACGTTCTCGTCCACCAGCGTTCCGGCCGGCAGCGTCAACGGCAACCAGACCACGCACACGAACAGCATCGCCGGTAACTTCTCGAAGCTGGGCAGCTGGGCGAATTCGTCCAGTCCGTACTACGGCACGTACGACGCGGGCTCGTTCTACATCTGGGGTACGCCGGGAACGTACAACCTGTGGGTGATGTTCTCCGACGGATCCATGAAGGTCTACGACAACAACACCGGTACGGCAATCGATTACGTGTGCTCCTGACCATGAGCTTTCTACTCGGACCCAATGGGAAATTACTGCTGGTCGGCGGCGTGCCGTTGAACCTGGCGACGGTCGGGCCCGTCACGACGTCGATCACGCTCACGCAGTGGTACATGGTGACGCTGACGGGCTACGCGTCACGGTTCAACATCCAGACGTCGGCGTCCAGCGGCGACACCGCCGGCAACGTGCCGATCGTGTTCAGCTACACGGGCGGCGCCCCGTCGTCGGTGCAAGCGCGAATCGTAGACGGTAACGGCGCCCCCGTGGCCGGCTTCGACTGGACGGACATCACGGCCGGCGTGCAGACTGCTAACGGCGTGTGCGTCGGCTACCTGAACGACGTGCCCGCCGGTGTCGGCTACAAACGCCAGGTGCGCGTCGGCACATCTGGAACGCTGGTCAGCGTCGACGCGTCTCCGTTCAACATCGGTCTCATGATCCTGCCCTGGGGGCAGTCGAACGCGCGCGGCACGATGGAAGGCGGGTTTGGCCGAGACACCGCTGTCCCGGGCACCGCGTTCACGGAACTCACGTTCTACAACGCGAACGGCACGGGGGCATTCTTCGGAAAACAGGGGTTTGTCGCTGGCGGGACGAATGCATACCACATCGGTGACTACTACCTGCAGAACGGGGGCGGCCTCGCAATGCTGCGGCTTGTCGGCGATCGGCTGCAGGCGAAATTCGGCCGCAAGGTCGGCGTGGCGATCAACCCCTGGGACCAGAACGGGCAGCCGATCACGTCGTTCCTCGACCTGGCGAACAACGGGTCGTCGATGCTGGCGAACAACAGCACGGCGAACGGCAGTATCGGATTCTCGTCGCCTTATCAGTGCATCGCGAACGGCGACTATCGCATCGTCACATGGCACCAGGGGGAGTCCGAATCCAGCACGATCACCCGCGCGCAGCGGTTGACTCAGCTGAAAAACCTTTGCCAAGCCCACATCGACCAAGTCGCGAAGTTCGGCCGCCCCGCGAACAAGGTCACGTTCCTGTTCGCGCTGATGGGCGTGGGCAGCCCGCCGCAAATGGAAGTTCTGCGCGGCGCCGTCTACGACCTCATCGCGTACGCCGGCACGGTCGGATGGGATGTCCGGGTCGGTTGGAACTGCATCGACCTCGACCCGCAGAACGCTACGCCGCCGGACAGCTTGCATTTCGGCGACGTCGACAAAAACAAGTCGATTCGCCGGCAAATCCAATCGATTCTTAACGTGGTCGACCCGACCAACGTGCCGTACGGTGCTGCGGGGCCGTACTTGACGGGCGCCGTGTCGCGCTCGGGGGACGACGTGACGCTGACCGTGGCGCACAGCAGCGGAACCGGCCGGCAGCTGGTCAAAGCGAACAGCGCGGCCGCCGCCACGGGTTGGTACGCGAACACGGCGGCCGATTTCTCCGGCACCGATATACCGCTGACGAACATCGCCATCGTCGACGCGACGCACGTGCGCGTGACTGCCGCAGGTGCGCCGACGACGTTCTACATCAAACACTGCGGGAACAAGTACTACGCCGCGCTGAGCTATCACCCGGACGTGTCGAATCTGATCTATGACGATTTCGTCTATCCGACCGGCGCGAACCCCGGCGACCAGCTGACCGGCTTGCCGCTCCAACCGACGCCAGACGCTATCAGGGTGGGATGATGCTTGGATTTAACGCCGTAGGATTAAACCCGGTCGGGCAGTATGGGGCAGTCGCATCGTCGGCAACAACGTCCCCCGTGTCCAACGACTTTACGTTCGATTACGTTATTGACGCACGCGTCAACGCGGATTTCATTTTCAACCATAGCATTTTAGGGGGCAACGTGGCGTTCATCCCATCGGCCGCGAGAACGATCAAAGTCGCCGCCACCAGTACCGCATTTAACTCGCAGGTTTCTGGGTTCTGGAACATGACGAACCCGAAACAGCCGTACGGCCTGAAAGACCCGAACAGCACAATCGACATTACGATGGATTGGTCGGACTGGCTGGCCGATATTCAGGACACGGCCGCCTCGTTCACGTGGAGCTTCGACAACGGCGCGTCACAGGTTGCCGTACTGTCGGACCTCTCGACGTCTTCCGTCATGGTCGCGTCGGGCAACAGCGGCGCGAAGGTGGCGGCAACCTGCCACATCACGACGTCCAGCACGCCGCCGCGCACTGAGGACCGCACCGTCTACCTGCAGATTGAGGACCGCTAATTATGGCGCTGAATACGACTCCGGGCGACGACTGCGAATCGCTGTGCACCGTCGCCGAGGCGAACGACTACCACGAGAAGCGCGGCAACGTGGCCGCGTGGGTGACGCTGGAGACGACCCGCAAAGAGGAGCTGCTGCGCGACGCGTACGACTTCCTGCTCGGCGTCTACTGCAAGCAATGGCCCGAGACGGAAACGTTCGGGACCGTGGGCGGCGTCATCATGAGGGGCGCGCGCGACGCCTGCGCGCGGCTCGCGCTGCACCGCCTGGACGGCCCGCTCGACGCCGAAATCGCCCCGCAAGTCACGGAGCAGACCGTCGGCCCGATCACGACCAAGTACGCGGCCAAACCCGTGACTGCCTCGCGCCGCCAGTATCCGGACGTGGCCCGCTTGATGGCGCCGTACCTCGTGCCGCTCAACGTCTTTTCAATCAGGATGATCCGCGCATGATCAACTACGCCGCCACCGCACAAGCCGCCTTCGCCGCGCTCAAATCCGCTGGCGCCCTCGTGACGATCGACTGGACCGTGGCGCCCGACTACGATCCGGCCGCACCCGCCACGGCGCCCACGCCGCGCAGCATCACGACGTATGGCGCATTCGTCCCGTACCAGGCGCACAAGGTCGGCACGCAGGGCGACAGCCTGATCCGCGCCGGCGATCGTAACTTGCTGCTGGCCGCCATCGACGACGCCGGCGCCGCGCTGCCCGAGCCGCCGCCAGGCGCGCGCATCACGGCCGCCAACGGCGAGACCTGGCGTGTGGCGAACGCCGAGGCTCTGCGCCCGGCCGCCGACGTCGTCCTGTTCGACATCACGGCGAGGCGCTGACCGTGGCCGGACAGTTCACGCTCGACCTCACCCGGTTCGCGCGCAAGGTCGCTGGCGCCGGCGGCAACTCACGGCTCGTCGTTAAAAAGGTCGTGCTGGACGTCTCTGCGTCAATCGTGATGAAAACTCCCGTCGGCGATCCGTCGACCTGGCAGCAGCCGGCGCCACCAGGCTACGTCGGCGGCCGTGCGCGCGGGTCTTGGCAGTACGCACAGGGCGCCCCGCTGGAGCAGGAACCGGGCGTCGTCGATCCGAGCGGCCAGGGGCCTATCGGCCGCGTGCGCGCCGGCGTGGAAACCGGGGACGCGGCGTGCGAGCACTTCATCACGTCGACCGTACCCTATATGCGCCGGCTGGAGTATGACGGCTGGAGCCAGCAGGCGCCGAATGGTATGGTGCGGCTGACGATCGAGGAATTCCAGCGCTTCGTGGACAACGCAACCCGGAACCTACCATGAGTGAACCGACCATCCGTAAGGCGTTCGAAAGCGCCCTCGCGGCCATCAGCGCCGATCTGCCGACCATCTACCAGGGCCGCGACCTGCCGGTCGGGTTCGATGCCACGCGGGCGCATCAAAAGTGCTGGCTGTTGCCCGCAGAGAACGAAACTTTAGGATTGCTGGAAAAAACGACCCGTCATAAAGGGATTTTCCAAGTGAATTTATGTTACCCTTCGGGAACACAAGGAACGACGGAAGCGGACCTGCGCGCGGCGGCCCTGCAATCGAGTTTTTATGCCGGTCGCGAACTCGTAACCGACGGCGTAAAAGTGCGGGTTCGGGGTAAGCCGAACATTGCCGCCCCCGTGGCGATGAGCCCTTACACCGTCCCCGTTTCGATCCGTTACGAGGCCATCATTTAAGGAGTCATATTTATGACCGCACCAACCAAAGCAATGCAGAGCGTCGGCTCGTCGTTCTTCCTGTCGACGGTCCTGCCGGCCACCCTGGACGCGGCCGGCTACGGCGGCGCGACGCCCGTCTGGAAAGAAGTTGGCGAACTCGACAACATCCCCGAGTACGGCCCGGAAACCGACACCGTCACCCGCGCCCCGGTCAAGACCGGCACCAAGGACAAGCAAAAGGGCATGACCGATTGGGGCTCGTTCACGCTGGAGGGCGGCTGGGCGCCGGGCGACGTCGGCCAAGCCGCGCTGTCGGCGTCCGCTGCGCCGACCGCCGGTACCGTCGCATGTAAAGTGCAGCTGCCCGACGGCACGCTCGAATACTTTACCGCCCTCGTGATGAGCTACAAGCGCACGCCGGGCGCCTCGGGCGACTTCGTCAAGTTTACGTCGAAGATCGAGATCAAGACCCCGATTGTGACCGTGTTCACGCCGTAATCGCAATACCCGCCGGCCCGTGTGGCCGGCATCCCCTTTACCCACTCTCAAGGATCTGACCCAAAATGAAATCGCTTACCGCCGCAGCAGTCGCCGCCGTTGCCTTCGTCCATTTCAAGAACCCGACCGACGGCACCCGTCTGTACGTCCTGAACGAAGACGCCGCGCAGTTCGGCGCAGTGTCGCACGAGGACGGTTACGCGCGCGACAGCAACGGCGACAAGCTGCCGATCGGCGTCAAGGTCTACGGCCTGGGTTCCAAGGAGTATCGCAAGGCCGAGGACGCGATCGCAACCGCGCGCATCCAGGCGGGCCGCAAGGCACTGACCGGCGCGACGCTGCGCGAGGACGGTACGCTCAAGCTCGCGCGCACCACGTCGGAATTTGTCAACTTCGAGTACAACGGTGTGCGCGTGACCCCGGCCACCGAGCTCGACACCCGCGTACGTGTGGCGGCGGCGTTCTATGACGACGTGCAGTTCGCCGGCCTGCGCGACCAAGTCGAGACCGAGCAAAACGACCTGGGAAATTTTACGCTGACGGCCTCGGCGAATTAAAGAAGTATGTGCGCTGGCGCGCGTGGTTGTCGGCCACGCCGCGCCCGCTGGAAGATTCGGACCGCAAGAAGCCCGACGAGCGCACCCGAGGCGAACGCATACTCGCATCAAAAGCGATCGCCGAACACGCGTATCTCGAAAGCCCAGTCGACCTCGGCTACTTCCAGCACATCGCCGACTATCTGTTCGAAGTCGGCCCGACAACCGGAGATGAGGCGCTTGATTGGCCGAGTCTCGAATCGTGGGCGCGTGTGATGGGGCTGCAGCTCGATCCGTTCCGGGCGAGCGCCATCATCACGCTATCGCGGGAGTTCCTGGCCGCACTCGGCAAGAGCCGCGACCCGTTGTGCAGGCTGGCGGACCTGCTCGGAGATTAACGACCCTGTAAGGACGCATTGAGCATGACGGCAGATATCGCAACCCTAGGCATCCGGATCGACGCACGCCAGGTGCGTGACGCCGACAGTGCCCTCGATCGCCTGGCGCAAACCGGCGAGCGCACCGAGCGCAGCGTCAACGGCGTCAGTTCCGCCATGGACCGCCTGCAACGGCTCGCGCTGCAGGTTGGCGCCGCGCTGTCGGCGGCCGAAGTCATCAAGCAGGCGGACGCCTGGGCCAACCTGCAGGGGCAAATCTCCCTCGTGGCCGACAGCGAGGAACAGCTCGCGAAAACGACCGATAAGCTCTACCAGATGGCCCAGCGCACGCGCCAGGGTCTTAAGGAAACGGTCGACCTCTATACAAAAATCCAGCGAAGTACGGAATCCCTCAACAAGACGGATTCCGACCGCCTGCGCGTCACGCAGACGATCAACGAAGCGCTCGTCACGTCGCATGCGTCGACACAAGCATCGGCCGCCGCGCTGCTCCAGCTGGGACAGGCGTTCAGCGCCGGGCAGCTGCGCGGGCAAGAACTGAACTCCGTGCTGGAGGAAACCCCGGGCCTGGCGCGCGCGATCGCACAAGGCATGGGCAAGACCGTCGGAGACCTCAAGTCCATGGCGGAATCAGGCCGCCTCACGTCCGAAGCCGTGTTCAACTCGTTGTTGCGCGTGTCCGGCCAGGTCGACGCCGAGTTCGCGAAGCTGCCAACGACCGTCGGCCAGGCCTCGACGCAAATCCAGAACTCGTTGTTGCGCACGATCGGCGTGTTCGACCAGCAGAACCAGCTGTCGCACAGTCTGGCGTCCGGAATGACGGCCCTGTCCGAGAACATGGGGCTCGTTGTCGGCGTGGCGGCCACGCTGGGGGCGGTCAAGCTGGTGAACTGGCTATCCGATACCAACTTCGCGATTCAGCGCAACATCGCCGCCAGCGCGGCCCAGCGCGCCGCCATCGTCGCGTCGTACGAGGCTGAGGCGACACAGACCGCTATCGCGGCGCTGAACGCCCAGGCGACGCTGCAGGAGGCGCAAGCGCACCTGAACGCGGCCGCCTCGGAGGAAGCCCACGCGGTTGCAAACGGCCAGCTGATCGCCGCAGAAGCCGGCGCCACCGCCGCTACCAACGCGCACACGGTAGCGATGGAGCGCCTGACGATCGCCCAGCGCATGTACTCGGGCCTCGCAAGCGCAACGAGCGGCCTGATTGCCGCGCTCGGCGGCCCGCTGGGCGCCCTCGTGACCGTGTTGGGCCTGGCCGCAACCGCCTGGACGTGGTACAGCCAGAAAGAGGAAGAGGCGAACCGCAAAGCCGCCGCCGACACGGGCAAGAGCACCGCCGAGATCGTCGGCAACCTCGACAAGCAAATCGAGAAGATGCGCCAGCGCGCCGAACTGATGAAGCAGGCCGGCGCCAACGCGCCGATCGTGCAGCAGGGCGGCGAGGCGGCCGACCGTGCGGCCGAGCTGCTGCAGCGGATCAACACCCTCAAGGCACAAGGCAACGCCCTGGACGCGGGCGACCAAGTTCTGCTCATCACGCTGCAGGGCGAGTACGACACGCTCATCGGCAAGGCGAAGACGCTGGCCGGCGTGACCGCAGGCGTGACCGCGCAGACCAACGCCGACAAGATCAAGGACTGGTTGCAAAAGCACACGGAATACCTCGACAAGGCCGGCAAGGTGGCTGCCGCCATCGCCGAGGCAAAAAAGGATCTCGGCGACGCGTTCAACAGCGACATCGAGAAGAAAATCCGCGCATCGTTCGACAAGGCTGACGTCGACAAGGCCCGCAACGCCTATCAGGAACTCATCGCCGGCATCAAGGAAAAGATCGCCGCGAACGAGATCGAGATCGCCGTCGGCCGTGACGCCACCGAGGCGCAGAAAGAACAGATCAAGTTCGACCAGCTGACCGCGTCGGGCAAGCTGAAACTGTCGGTCGCGCAGCGTGCGAGTGTTCAGGCCGCGCTCGACGATCTCGCCGTGAAAGAGAAGTTGGCGAAAGCCGTTCAGGTGCAGAAAGACCTGACCAAGGCCGACGACGAAAGCCGCCTCACGCAGCAGGAAGCGGCGGCCACGCTGGCCGTCTACGCGGCGCATTACGGCCAGTTGTCCGACGCGCGCGACATCGACGCGATCGCGGTCAAAAACCAGTTCGAACTTCAACGCAAACTGCTGGAGGCCGCCTACCAGGGCATCACGTACACGCAGGCGCAGACAGACAAGCTGCGTGCCGACACGGCCGAGCGTACGCGCAACGAGCAGGCGATCCTGGCGCAAACGAAAGCGTTCCAGTACGCCGAACAGCTGCGTCAGCAGAACCAACAATTCACGGTCGATTACACCATCGACCCGAAGGCAAAGGCCGCCGCACAGCTCGCCATCGACAAGGCCCTGTGGCAATCGCGCATCGCCCTGGCCGCCGAGGGAACGGAAGCCCGACAGCGTCTCGAAAGCGAGTACACGACCTGGCTGCAGAACCAGTCGATCAAGCCCCAGCTCGACGCGCAAATCGCGATGTGGGACAGCGTCGAACAGGCCGCGCGCGACGCGTTCACCGGCATGCTGTCGAACGGCAAGGGCACGTTCGAGCGCCTGCGCGACTCGCTGAAAAATACGCTCTACGCCCTGCTGTACGAGATGACGCTCAAGAAGTGGATCGTTCGGGTCGAGGCGCAGATGGTCGACTCGGCACTAGCATCAGGCACCAACGGCGGCGGCATCGGGCTCGGCAGTCTCATTTCTGCAGGTAAGGCGATCTATTCCGGGTTTCAAAGCGGCATCACGAGCAGCATGGGGGAACTTGTGGCGTCAATGGGTGGCATGTTCGGGTCCGAAGCCGTCTCCGCGTTCGGCGCCGGGATGTCCCTGACGACGGCGCAGGCCGCCACCGCTGCGGAAGCATACGCCGCCGCAGGCAACGGCGCCGTGGCAGGCGGACTGACGAGCGGCGCGTCAGCCAGCGCATACGCTATTCCTATTGCGGGATGGGTCGCGGCAGGAATGGCCGCATCGAATGCCCTGTACAAACAGGGTTGGGATGCGAACAACGGCAGCGTTAACACGCTAGGGAAAACCGTGAATGGCGGCATGTTCATCTTCAACGACCTACTGAAAGGCGTAGGTTTGAGCAATTCGGCGGCAAACATCATCGCCGGCATGGGGCCGATCTCCAAACTGTTCGGCCGCAAGAATCCGCAGGTGGAATCGCAAGGACTGCGCGGCACCTACAGCAACGGCGCGGTTTCCGGCGAAAGCTACGCGAACATTCTGGAAAAGGGCGGCGTGTTTCGCAGCGACAAGCGCTACACGAACACGGCTGCCCTGGACGCCGCGACACAATCGCAGATCACGCAGGCGTTCCAGACTATCAGCGCGGCGTCGGCCGGCATGGCGAAAACGCTCGGCCTGGGCGCCGATGCGCTGACCAGCTACAGCAAGGCGTTCGACATCAAGCTCACCGGCGACAAGACGAAGGACGCGCAGGCCGTGGCCGATTTCTTCACCGGCGTGGCCGACGACGTCGCGAAAATGCTCGTGCCGAGCCTCGATTCGTTCAGCCGCAACGGCGAGACTGCATCGGCCACGCTGCAACGTCTGACGGATGAATTCGAGGCCACGACGGCCGCAGCGCAGAGCCTGGGCAAGACTGCCGCCGAGATGTTCGGTTCCGCCGGCATGGGCGGCGCGGCCGCGCGCGATCGCCTCGTACAGCTGGCCGGGGGCGCGAACTCGCTTACGTCACTCGCCGCATCGTTCTCGCAGAATTACCTGACCGATGCCGAACGCCTCGTGCCCGTGTCGAAGGCCCTCGACGCCGCGCTTTCGTCCCTGTCGCTCGACAAGATCCCGGCCACGACGGGCGAGTTCAAGGCACTCGTGCAATCGATCGACCCGACGACGGAGGCCGGCGCGAAGCTGCTCGTCTCGCTGCTGCAAGTGTCGGATGCGTTCTATCAGGTGCACCACGCCGCCGAGGAAACCGCCGCTGCCGCTGCCGAGAAGGCGAAAGCGGATGCGGAAGCCGCCGCAGCAGCCCTGGCGGACAGCCTCGATACTGCATTTGGTGCGCTCCAGCGTGCGGTCGACGCGCAAAAGAAGGCACTACAAACGGCGTACGCCGCGACGATGAAACAGCTTGACGACGCCATCAACGGTACGAAAGACAGCGTGAGCAAGTTGACGGACCTGTCAAAAACGCTGCACGACGCAGTGAAACGGGCGGCCGGCGTGGATATGGGGCGCGTTGCGGGCCAGGCTCAAATCAAGGCGGCGCTCGCAACGGCGCGCGCAGGCGGCCCGCTGCCGACCGCAGACAGCTTGAAAGACGCAATCGAAGCCGTAACCGCCGACAGCCGGGATAAGTTTTCGACGTTCGAGGACTACCAGCGCGACCGTCTGCAGACCGCAATCGACCTGTCGAACCTGGCCGACACGACCGACGACCAGCTGAGCGTCGCCGACAAACAACTCGCCGTGCTGGAAGCGACCAAGGACGCCACACAAGCCGCTTACGACGCCGAGATTGCGCGCCTGGACAGTGCGCTCGAAACCGCACAGCGCCAGATAGACGCTGTCAAAGGCGTGGATGTGTCCGTGCAAAGCGTTGCGGTCGCTATTGCCGCGCTGGCCGCCATCATCGGCGGTAACGGCAACGCCGGCATCGTTGGCGCCTACGGCAACATCCTGGGCCGCGCGCCGGACGCCGCCGGCATGAAGTACTGGCAGGACCAGCTTGCCGGCGGCGCCAACGTCGGCGACGTGACGAAGGCGATCGCCAACAGCGCCGAGGCCGCCGACAAGCTCGAAAAGCTGTACGAGACGGTGCTCGGCCGTCACGGTGATGCTGCCGGTATGGCGTACTGGCAGGGCCAGATGGGTAACGGCGTGAGCATGGGACAAATTGAGGCCGCCATGCGCGCATCCGACGAGGCGCGCGCGAAACTGGCGTCTACGAGCACGTCCGGCAGCACGTCGGCGACGACAATCGCACCGGTCGGTACCGACCCTGACGTCAAGATGGCGCTCCTCAAGATCGCCAGCTATACGCAGCGCGCAGCCGTCGGCATCGAAGACCAGAACCGCGAAACCCTGGAGAACGCGTAATGCAGATCATCAAACCCGTGACCGTGGCCGACGCAGCCACGGTGTGCAGCCGAGCCACGGCGAACGGGACGTACTTTGACAAGACAGGCGCGCTGCAAACGGCACCCGCGAACACGCTGCGCCTGTCGTACGATCCGTCCGACCTGGGCGCAGCGCCGCGCGCACTGATCGAACCCGCCGCAACGAACCTGTACAGCTACAGCAACACGATGGGCAATGCCGCGTGGACGCTCACGGAGGCCGATATCGTGGGCGGCCTGGAGTTGGGAATCGACGGGGCGATGTCGGCATTTCAGCTCGTCGACCGCGCGACAACCGCACGCCACGAATTGCGCACACCCTCGATCACGCTGGCGGCGGGCACGACCTACACAACGTCCGTCTATGCCAAAGCCGGCAGCCGTCGGTACCTGCGGCACGGCTTTTCGAATGTGTTCGGCAACAGCGCGTACTGCGTGTTCGACTTGCAAACCGGCGCCATCGTGTTCCAGTCCGTCAGCGACGTTACGGGGAAAACGGTGTACGTTGGCGGCGGCTGGTACCGCTGCATCGTGACGTACACGGTAAAAGTCACCGCGACCGGGACCAACTACGCGGGACTGCAGACCCAGCCCATCGAGGGTAACGGGTACACGGGAGACGGAAACGGATACCTCATCCTCTCGTGCGCGCAGCTGGAAATCGGCACGGTCGCGACGTCGCCGATTCTCACGGGGAATGGTGTCGGCACCCGCGCAGCGGACATATTCGACCCGGCGACCGGCGCCGGCCTGCTGTGCTCCAACGTCATCGAGAATGACGCTGACGACGGCCCCCTGTGGGCGGCCGGCTCGACCTATACGACCGGGCAAACCGTGCGCCGGCCGAACCATCGCCGCTATTACGCACTGCAGGCCGTGCCCGCCGGCGCGACACCTGAAAACAACACGGCCGGCGCGACGCCCTACTGGCAGGACATCGGGCCAACGAAGCTATGGAGCGTGTTCGACGCGACATATTCAACGATCGCCAGCGCAGCCGACGTTGTCGTCTACGTCCTGCGGCCGGGTCAGGTATGCACAGGGCTCGCGGCCGTCGGCCTGGACGCCAGCAGCATTCGCGTCAGCATGGTCGACCCCACGGGGGTTCTCGTGTACGACAAGGTGAAGAGCTTACGCATCAAGAATTCACGCTCGATCAGCGACTATCTGTTTGGCACGATCGAGCGTCGCACCGACGAAGTGTTCGACGACCTGCCCCCGTTCAAGTCCGGCATCCTCACCGTGACCGTTGCGAAGCTTGGCAGCACGCCCAAGGTTGGCGACATCCAGTTCGGCCGCCTGGAAGGCATCGGCGAGACGCAATGGAAACCTGAGATCCGGACGTTGCGCCGGTCCAAGATCGACGACGACGGGTTCGGCAACGTGACTTTCATCAAGCGTCGCAGTTCGAAGTTGCTGACCGTCGACGTGGCCGTCGACAACACCCTCGTGGATTACGTCGTGCGCATGCTCAACGGCTACACGGACACGCCCTGCGTCATCATTGGCGACTCGACGTGGACATCCCTAATTATTCTTGGCTTCGTGCAAGATTTCCGATTAGTATTGGAAGGCCCCGGCGGCTCGCTCTATAACGCTCAAATTCAAGGTTTTGCATGATCGACCTCACCCCCATCCCGAACCGGCTGACACGGCCGGACACGATCGACGACGACGCCGATGCGTTTTTCGGCAAGCTGCCGCAGTACGGCGCCGACCTCATAGCCCTGCAGGCCGCGCTTAACGGCGTAGCGGCTGGCGGCGCCTACGCTCCGTCTTACACGTTCGACGGCACCACGTCGGCAAATGCGGACCCGGGCAACGGCAAGTTGCGCCTGAGCGGCACGGGCAGCAGCCAGGCGGGGTCCACGGCCGTGTACCTCGATTTGATCGGCGCCGACGGCGCGGATTACACAGGGTTGATTGACACGATGGATCTGTCGACCAATCCTGTAAAGGGGACACTATTCCTGTGCAAGACGGGCGACCGCACGAAATTCCTATTTTTCGACGTGACCGCGCGCGGGACTGCCACGGGGTACCGTAGTCTCGTGTGTACGCCGAGGGCGTCCAGCTCAAGCAACCCGTTTGCGAATGGCGACCTGCTGACAGTCTACTATCAGCGCTCCGGGGATATGGGCGCCACGGGATCTGCGGGTTCGGTACTGACGGGGATTCTCCACGTGGCCGACATCCGCAGTTCGGGCGCGGCTGCGCCGGGGGTTTCGGCAGGCGTGACCACGCGCACGCTAAACACGGTCGTGCGCAACACCATCGGCGGCGTCGCTGCGTTGGCGTCGAACCAAGTCACCCTTCCGGCGGGCACATACCGGGTAAGCGGCAGCGCCATCGTGTACGCCGCTGGAGCCACACAGGCGTACCTGTACAACGTAACCACGTCGTCAACGATCCTTGCGGGCACGAGCGAGTACAGCAACGGCTCCACGACGCATTCCGACATAATGCGCGAGATTGTGCTCGCCGCGCAAAGCGTTATCGAACTTCGCCACTGGGCGCTGTCGTCAACCGGCAATTTCGGCTACCCGACCGGCTCGGGCGTTGGCGAAGTCTATGCACATCTCATTTTCGAAAAGATCGCATGATGGATGAAACGAAAGCTCCTCAATTGGTGCGGTATGTCACCTACCTTGACGACGGCACCCTGGACGGCTGCTACCTGCAGGTGCCGCCGGAAGACCACGCCGCGTGCATGATCGTAGTCGACGAGGACGTCGCCCCGGCGTGGCCGCATTACCGCGCCAACGCCGCACGCGACGGCGTCGAGCCCGTCCCGGCAGCCGACATCCCGGCGCCGCCCGAGCCCGTCGTCGTGGCCGCCTACATGAGCGACGTGCAGGCCTATATGGACGCGCATGCGCGCTCGTTCGGGTATGACAACCTGCTGTCGGTCGTCTCGTACGCCGACGAGCCGAGCGTCCCGCGCTACCAGGCCGAGGGGCTGGCGTTCCGGGCCTGGCGCTCGGCCGTGTGGTATGCGTGCGAGCAGATCCTCGGCGAAGTCAGGCGCGGCGAACGTAGCGCCCCGACGACGGACGAACTGCTCGCGCTGCTGCCGCCCGCGCCGGTTCAAGAACCATTGCCGCAGCCCTAAAAAGTTAGGATATACTGGCGGAAATATTTTGCCGCCGGAAATCCTAATGACCAATGATCCTATCACGGCCGCAACCGGCGGCCTGTCCCACGAGACTATCGATGCTGCCGCAAAGGGCGCCCTCAAGGCGAGTCCTGCCGGCGCCGTAGTTTTCTGGAATTACGTGCTCGGCATCCCCGTCGAAAAGTGGGTTTCCCTGGCCGTCCTCGTGTTCACGGTCCTTCAAATCGTCGTGCTCGTGCGGCGTGAATTCCTCAAGCGCAAGGGGTCCGAATGAACCGTACGCAGCTGCTCGCCGCGCTCCCCTGCGGCCCCCGCGCCGCCGACCTGTGGATAGGCCCCGTGTCGTCCGCATGCCATGAATGGGAGATCAACACCGGCCCCCGCGTGGCGGCATTCCTGGCGCAGATCGGCCACGAGTCCGGATGCTTCGTCTACGTGCGCGAACTGTGGGGGCCGACCTCCGCGCAGGCGGGCTACGAGGGTCGCAAAGACCTGGGCAACGTGCAGAAAGGGGACGGTAAAAAGTTCCTCGGGCGCGGCCTGATCCAAATCACCGGACGCGACAACTACGCCGCCTGCAGCCTGGCCCTGTTCGACGACTTGCGCCTGCTGGAAAAGCCCGAACTGCTGGAAGACCCGACCAACGCCGCGCGCTCTGCCGGCTGGTTCTGGAAGACGCACGGTCTCAACGAACTGGCTGACGCCGGGAACTTCCTGCGCATCACGAAGATTATCAACGGCGGGACGAACGGGCTCGAAAAGCGCCAAAAGCTGTACGCCCGGGCGCTGTCCGTATTCGCGTCGCCATCAACCGCAAGGGGGTAGCCAATGAAAAAAATCGTCATCGTCGGCATGCTGGCGTCGTGCCTGTCCGCCTGTGCGTCCGTCAGCCAGGCCGTCAGCGCGTACGGCGCCGTAGCCGTGACCGGCGCGAAGGCCGCAAACGACAACCTGATCGAGGCGAACAAGGTTGCGCTGTGCGCCGTGCCGCTGTCCGCTCTGGCGCGGCACCGCGAGCTGATCCCGGCCGTCAAGTCGCTGTGCCTGGAGTCCGGCGACAAGGAACTCGCCGACCTGCTCGATACCGCCGTGGCGACCCCGAAATGACGGCGTGCTTTCGTACCTCACTGCAGGTCGTACGCGCACAGCGGAAGCTCGACCTGGCGACGCCGGAGGCGGGCGCCTGGGTTCTCACGAGGCCACTGGTGTACGAGTCCGACGTCCTCGACGCGGTCCTGACCGTGCCGCAAGGCTTTCGCACCGATTTCGCCAGCGTGCCGCGCCTACCCTTCATCTACCTGCTGTACGGCGGGGACTTCTGCGATGAAGCGGCCACGGTGCACGACTACCTGTATTCGGCAAGCGGCGTCCCGCGCGCGACGGCCGATGCTGTGTTCCGCGAGGCCCTGAAAGCGCAGGGCGTGGCCGCCTGGCGCCGCTGGCCGATGTGGTTTGGCGTGCGCCTGTTCGGCGGTCCGCATTACGCCGCCCGTTGACGCTCCTCGGCGCGTCGTTTGCGCCGGTATCGCGCGAGCGTCGCGTCCGACAGCGGGCGCGGTGCGTCCTTTTCCAGCGGCGACAGCTTGAGCCGATACACGCGTACATTCGCATTACCGCGCGTGTCCAGATCCCATCGCAGGATGCGCACGACCTCTTGTGCCCGCATCGTCTTGATGAGGAGGCGCACTGTCGCGACGTGTAGCCCGGTTTCCTGGGCAAGCGCCGCGCACGATGCGCCGACCATCAATTCCCTTGTCACCATCGCGTACAGCAGGTGATTAATGGCTCCGCGCGGCACTATCGGTCCTCCGCGCGTCGGATCGTGAGACGCCGCTCGACCGGGTTGCACCTGGGCGGATCGGGATCGTTCGCATCCCACGTCAGGCCGCAACGCCCGCATTGCATCTCGTCGCTGTGCTGCTGGGCCTGACAACGAGGCACACGCGTCCGACGCATCACCATGCCGAGCGCCGTGGCCTCGTTCAGCGCGCGCTGCATCGCGACCAAGCGCCGCGCAAAAATCGGCGTGTCCGTGTCGGCCGCCAGCGCGGCATCGAAAGCCGCCAGCGCGGCCACGACCTGGGCGGACGTTACGCTGTCCACGCCAGCACCAGAATTGAAACGACGATGACGACTGCCAGGCCGACTTGCACGGCCAGACCGGCGCGGCTTGGACGGTGCGGCACGGTTCCGTAGACTTCTCTCGGCTGCGTACGCATTATCGGCCCTCGTCGATATCGAGCGCCACCCAGCGGCGATCGCTCGTTTCCGGTCGCAGCGCATCGGCGCAGCCGCTCACGAAAAAGAAGTGTACCCCGCGCCCGGAGGGCGTCGTCTCGATTTGCAGCTCGCGCGCCAGTGCGCGCCGCCGGCCGGCCGCGCAATCTCCCAGCGTAACGAGCGTGTGCAGTTCACGCAGCAGCCGGCGGCGCCTGATCGTCGCCCGATACTTCCGAATCCACTTTCCCATGTTTCTTTCTCCATTTCGAGTAACCGCCCTGCGTGACGCCGAACTCGGCGCACGCCCCTTTCCACGTGACGCCCGCCTTGATGTACGCGTGCACCTTGAGCATCTTTTCGTGTCGGGTCGCCTCGATCAATTTGGCGCATTCGACGTCCTGACTGATCGCCCCCTTGGACAGCCCCGTGATGCGGGCTGCCTCGGCGGCCGTGTGACCCATGCGCAGCAGGCCACGCGCACGGATCATTTCTGCTGATAGTTTGGCGCCCACGTGGCGGCCTCCTTTCGTTATGATGCCGGCGCGGGGCCGGGCGGGTTGGTGTTAGGCGGCGCGATGAATGCGAACGAAGAATTTGTCGTGCGGCCCGCTGTTGAAGTTGTTTGCGGCTGGCTTGGCGTTCGCGTGCTTGGCGGCCTCAACTGCGGC